AGCAGCCTGAGATTAAACGACTGCTGGGAACAGCTGCACCGTCTGGAGGTGGAGGTAAACCATCTGGCGCAGTTGATCCGGCAATTCAAGCCATTTTGGATGGATTAGATCAAAAATCAGGCGGCCGCAAAGGCAAATCCGACGCCGAAAAAGCAGCAGACAAGGCAAAGCGTGAAGCTGAGCGTGCTGCGGAAGCCGCGAAGAAAGAATCTGAGCGCGTTGCTGAAGTCATCCGAGCGCGAATCGCTGAGACCGGCTTGATTCGCGCTAAGTCCGAATTGCAGGATAAGATCGCCGCCGCTGAAGCGGCGCGGGATCCAATGCTCGTTGCACGACTGCAAGGGCAGCAACGTGAGCTAGATCTGCAGTATCAATATGCCGAACAGTTGGTCAAGGAAACCAATGAACAAGCCAAAAAGGCAATCATCTTTGAGCAGCAAACTGCCTTAGTAGCCAATCAGCGCGAAGTGCAGCGCGATCTAAACGAGCTGCAAGCAAGGGCTGATCAGGACAGATTCAATGCACTGCAAAAGCACATCGAGCAGCAGTACGAGTTGAACACAGCAGCCCAGAATCAACTTAAGCTCGCAGATGGTATCTCCAATGCCCTCGGCCAAGGCATCGGCGGTGCATTTGATGCTTTGATTGCTGGATCAGAAGCATTTGGTGCAAGTCTCAAGCGGATTGCATCTGGCGTACTGATCGACATCGCAAAGCAACTGCTGCAGATCTTTGTGATCGAACAGGCAATCAATGCACTGAAAAACGTGCTAACACCATTCAGCGCTGCAACGCCACTAGGCGCTGGTGGCGGCATGGTCGGCAAATTCGGCACACTTGGCCCCAACTTTGGCATCCCACAGCGCGCTCAAGGCGGCTCCGTCATGGCTGGGCAGCTGTACCTAGTTGGCGAGCGTGGTCCGGAGCTATTCATGCCAGGACGCAGCGGTGGCATTGCCCGCGCTGGTAGTTTTGGCGGCGGCACCAATATCGTGGTCAACGTAGATGCCAGCGGCTCCAGTGTGCAAGGCAACCAGCCTGATGCTGCAGCGCTAGGCCGCGCTGTTGGCGCCGCAGTACAGGCAGAATTAGTTAAACAGAAGCGTCCTGGAGGCATTCTCGCGTAATGGCCACATTTCCTGCAATCACGCCTACCTATGGCGCTAACAAGTCATCAGCGCCCAAGGTGCGCAAGACGCAGTTTGGCGATGGCTACGAAAATCGGATTACGTTTGGATTAAATCAAAATCCTAAAACGTGGGACCTGACTTGGCAAAATATCACAGAAGCTAACAGCGATACTATCGAGGCATTTTTAGATGCTCGCGCTGCTGATGGCATCAGTTTTGACTGGACTCCGCCAGGTGAATCATCCGCTAAATGGGTGTGTGAAACATGGCAGAAAACGATCCCATACACCGGACGCGCGACAATCACGGCAACCTTTCGGCAGGTATTTGAGCCATGACGGTTCCGGTTTCAGATCTTCAAGCAATAGCGCCTAGCGCAATTATTGAGCTGTTCACGCTGGAGCTGAACGAAAAGCAGCACGGCATTGTCCAAACCTATAGGTTTCACGCCGGAACCAACCTAGTTAACAATGGTCAGCTTGTTTGGGCTGGCGATACATACCTTCGGTTCCCTATTGAGGCCGATGGATTTGACTACAGCGGTAATGGTCAGCTACCAAGGCCGACGTTGCGTGTTAGTAATATCCTCGGCACTATTACAGCAATTTTGTTGAGCCTGCCGGATGGGCTAGAAGGCGCAAAGGTAACGCGCATTCGCACATTGGCGAGATATTTAGACGCGGCAAATTTTCCGGCTCCCGACTTGCTTTTGCTGGAGACGGGTGACGCAATACTGCTTGAAAATGACGATAATTTAGAGCTGGAAACTTCTATTTCCACTCCCGACCCCACAGCTGAATTCCCGCGCGAGATTTATTACATCGATCGCAAGGTAGTCGAAACACGCGATGTAGTGGAGTTTGAGCTGGCAGCAGCATTTGACCTTGCTGGTGTACGCGCACCAAAGCGTCAGTGCATCGCCAATATCTGCCAGTGGGAGTACAAATCAACTGAATGCAGCTATACCGGTGGGCTGCCTACCTGCGATAAAACGTTGGATGCCTGCAAGGCACACTTTGGCGCCAATGCTGAATTGCCATTTGGCAGTTATCCGGGTGTAGGGATGTATTCAGTGTGAACTGGCGCATCGCGGCACTGGAACACGCCAAAGCGGAAGATCCCCGCGAAGCTTGCGGGTTATTGGTGGTGGTCAAGGGGCGCGAGCGCTACTGGCCTTGTCGCAACATCGCACCCGGCACCGAGCAGTTTGTGCTGAATCCTGACGATTGGGCTGCAGCAGAAGATGTTGGCGAGATCATCGCTGTGGTCCACAGCCACCCGATCACGCCACCAGTGCCAAGCCAAGCGGATCTGGTCAGCTGCGAACGCAGCGGACTGGAGTGGTACATCGTCAACCCTAAGACCGAAGCATGGGGCGGTTGTGAACCGAGCGGTTACAAAGCACCGCTAATTGGGCGGCAATGGGTATGGGGCGTCACTGACTGCTGGAGCTTGGCGCGTGATTGGTACGCCGAGCAGGGTTTGCAGCTGCGTGACTGGGAGCGTCCACTCGATCCAGAAGCATTTTTGGCCGATCCGATGTTTGACCGCTGCTGGAAGGACACCGGCTTCCGCGAGCTTGATGAGGATGAACAGCTGGAGCCGGGAGATCTGTTGTTAATGTCATTGCATAGCCCCGGCTTGAATCACTGCGCGGTCTACCTTGGCGATCAGATGGTTCTGCATCACGTGCAGGGAAGGCTGTCGTCACGTGATTTGTATGGCGGCTGGCTCTTAAAATGCACAGGAAGGAGGCTGCGCCATGCTTCGTAAGATCCGCTTATACGGCAAGCTGGCGAAGTTCATCGGGCAGCGTGTACTCAAAGCTGACGTAGCAACAGCCGCTGAGGCAGTGCGTTTCCTTGTGGCGAACTGGCCTGAGGTGGAGCGCCACATGTCCGATCAGTATTACCGAGTCAGCGTCGGCAGCTATGACCTGACATTGGACGAGTTGCATGATCCTGCAGGGCAGCAGGAGATCAAGATCGTGCCGGTTATTACTGGCGCGGGTGCAGCAGCACGAATTCTCGCTGGCGTTGCGATTATCGGCTTAAGCTTTGGCATTGGCGCTATTGCATCAGCTGGCGTGGCCCTCGGCGGATTGGGCGGGATCGGCACGATTGGTACGGCTTTTGCTGGCATTGGCGCAAGCTTGGTCCTCGGCGGCGTCGCTCAACTGCTCACGCCAGTCCCCAAGATCCCTACAGGCAAAAACAGCGACAAAGATCCACGAAAGTCTTATAGCTTCAGCGGCATCCAGCAAACCAGCCGTCAGGGCGTGCCGGTGCCCATCGTTTATGGCGAAACCTTGGTTGGCTCCATCGTAATTTCCGCCGGTATCGACACCGTGCAGGTGAGCGCATGACTGACGATCTAATCATCGGCGCTGGTGGTGGCGGTGGGGGCAAAGGTGGCGGTGGTAGTCAGCGCACCCCAAAACAAAAGAAAGACAACCTAAGCAGCACTCAATATGCCAGGGTTCTTGACCTACTTAGCGAAGGCGAGATTCAAGGGCTGAAGAACAGCTTGCAGTCGATCTATCTCAATAACGTACCACTGCAAAACCCCAACGGTACTTTCAACTTTCAAGATGTTGAAGTGTCTTTTGTGCCGGGCACGCAAAATCAAGCATATATCCCAGGAACTGAAGCTATTGAGGACGAGAAGTCAGTAGGCTTGGAAGTAACGCAAAGCACGCCAATCACGCGCACAATTAGCGACACCAACGTGGACGCGGCGCGGATAACTATTACCGTGCCTCAGCTGCAGAAATTTTCAGATAAGGGCGACATTAAAGGTGCCAGTGTGCGACTGCAGATTGCAGTTCAGTATGACGGAGGTGGCTACAGTGTTGTTATTGATGACACAATTACAGGGCGAACTGCTGACCCATATCAGCGAGATTACCTAGTAAACTTTTCGGCGTTTAGCTCTTCCGTAGACATTCGCGTCATTCGAGTTACAGAAGACAGCAGCAACGCTAAACTTGCCGACGCCTTTAATTGGACCAGCTACACCGAAATCGTCTACGCAAAACTACGTTATCCAAACAGTGCGCTGATTCAGTTACGTATTGATGCGGAGCAGTTCAATAGTGTGCCTAGCCGCGCTTACCTGATCCGGGGCATTAAGGTTCAGATCCCTAGCAACGCCACAGTTGATTCAGCTACCGGCAGGTTGATCTATGCGGGTGCGTGGAATGGCACTTTCGGCGCAGCGCAGTGGTGCTCGGATCCAGCGTGGATTCTGTGGGACCTGCTGACCTCGACCCGTTACGGCTTCGGTGATCACATCCAAGCTGCGCAGCTGGACAAGTGGGCGTTCTACGCCGCTTCGCAGTACGCCTCAGAGCTGGTGCCAAACGGCTTCGGTGGAGTTGAGCCTCGCTTCAGCTGCAACGTCAACATCCAGACCGCAGAAGAGGCGTACAAGCTGATCAACGACATGTGCTCGGTGTTCAGGGCTATGCCCTATTGGAGCACTGGCGCACTGACGATCAGCCAAGATAGACCAGCCGACTCGGCTTACCTGTTCACACTTGCCAACGTCACCGAGGCGGGCTTCAGCTATCAAGGCAGCAGCCGCAAAGGTAGACCTACGGTTGCCGTCGTTAGTTACCTCGACCTCAACTCCCGCGACATCGCTTACGAGGTAGTAGAAGACCAAGCTGCGATTGATAAATACGGCGCAGTCACCGCTGAGATCAGTGCTTTCGCCTGCACTTCACGCGGTCAAGCATCACGCATTGGCGAATGGCTGCTTTACTCCGAGCAGTACGAATCCGAGGTGGTCAGCTTCACCGCGTCAATTGACGCTGGCGTCGTGGTGCGTCCTGGGCAGATCATTGAGATCAGCGATCCAATGCGCGCTGGCAGCCGCCGTGGTGGACGCATTTCCGCCGCTACTACCGGCACCATCACGGTTGACGATGCCACCGGATTGCCAGCATCAGGTGGCACTCTTTCAGTAATCCTGCCCGACGGCACTGTTGAAAACAAGCCGATTGCC